TGACCGCACTCTTTCAACGTCGCTCGATCGAGAATCCCAGCACCCCTCTTTCATCGCCCGACGATTGGCTGTACGGCGCGCTCGGCGCCGGCAAGTCCTCTTCCGGCGTCAACGTCAACCGGGAAACCGCACTCACCTACTCGCCGTTCTGGCGCGGCGTCAATCTGATCTCCAAAGACGTTGGCAAGCTCCCCTGCAAGACGGAGCGGCGCGAGGGCCGGGCCTGGGTCGAAGCCACCGAACATTCGGCATATGGCCTCCTGCGCCACAAGGCCAACGACGCCATGACGGCGATGGTGTTTCGGACCACGCTGCAAGGGCATGCACTCTGCGAAGGGAACGGCTACGCCTACATCTGGCGCAACGGGGCCGGCGAGCCCGACTATGAAGCCGGCGGCCTGACGATCCTGAACCCGCGGCAGGTAACGCCGATCCGCTACAACGGCACGCTCTGGTACATCTACCAATTCCAGACGGGCGAGACGCGCAGGCTCCCCTACACCGACGTCATTCACATCAAGGGCTTTTCGTTCGATGGCCTGATTGGCTACAACCTGGTGCACAAGGCCCGCGAGTGTCTCGGCCTGGCGATGGGCCGCGAGGTCTACGCCTCCGTCTTCTTCCGCAACGCGGCCATTCCCAAGGTCGTGATCCAGGTTCCCAAAGGCCACAAGATGAGCCCGGAGGCAGTCACCAATCTGCGCACGTCCTGGGAGCGCATGCACTCGGGGCTCGAACAGTCTCACCGGACCGCCGTTCTGGAGGAAGGCGCCGAGGCCAAGATTCTCTCTTTCTCCGCACGCGATACGCAACTCATCGAAGGCGAGAAGATCAGCTTCATTCACGTCGCCAACATTCTCGGTCTGCCGCCGCACAAAGTCGGCGGCGAGGGACGCACGGCCTACGCGAGCCTCGAAATGGAGAACCAGGCCTACCTTGATGAAGGGCTCGACACCTGGCTGGTGACTCACGAAGAGGAATACCGCGACAAGATGCTGACGGAGCAAGAGAAGCGAAAGGACTCGCATCGCGTCCGCTTCAGCCGCAAGGACCTGCTGCGCGCCAACCTGACCAACCGCGGCGGCTTCTATGTGCAGATGCTTCAGAACGGCGTCTTCTGCCCGGATGACGTCCTCATCGAAGAAGGCATGAATCCGCAGCCCAACGGGATCGGCGCCAAGTACTATCGCCCCGGCAACGTGGCGATCGTCGGCGACGATGGCGTGATTACTCCCGTGCTCGCCCCGCCATATCCGGCGGGTCCAGCTGAAGAGCCGCCGGCGGATGACCCGGCCGACAAGCCGCCGGTCAAGAAGCCATCGGCCGACCCCGCCGCCGATGACGAGGCGGAAGAGGAAGAGAAGAAAAAGAAGACCCTCGCCGGCGCCGTCCGGGCCATGTTCTCCGGAGCTGCTCGGCGCATGGCTCGCCGCGTCGGTATGCAAGCCGAGCGGGCCGCGCATGACGGCAAACGCTATGAGGCCTGGCTGGATGAACTCCGGGGCCAGAACGAAGAGACGATCCGCGAGGCGTTCGAGCCGCTCGAAGAAGCGATCGCGGCCATGGGGGGGAAGCGAGGCGCGGCGCCGTGGATCCTGGAGCGCATGCGCTCGGAATTCGCCGACCTGGCTGAACGCTGCACGCCGGCCAGGCTGCCGGGCGAGGCGGCCGCCCTTTCCGCTCGACTCACGCAGGACCTTCCTGCCGAGGCCGTCGAGTCCTTCTTCCGCTGAGGCGGCCCAGGGTCCGGCGTGCCCGGGCCGTGCCCCGAGGGAGGAGATAAGGGAACCAAGGGGATCTTTGCCAAGGCGAAGGACCAGGCCGCCAGCCTGGTCAAGCTGGTCGCCAAGCTGCCGGTCAAGGCCGCGACGGCGGCCCGCGACAAGATCGCCGCGAAGTACAAGCAGGCCGAGAACCGCTATGGCCGCAAGATGGCGATCGCCATCATCGCCGCCGGCGTGGCAGGCCTCCCGCTGCCGGTACCGGGATCGTCGCTCCTCCTGGCCGCGCCGCTGATCGCCGCCGGCGAGGCTTACCGGGCGCTCAGCTCCAAGCGCGACGACGAGGACCCGGAGGATTACACCGAAGACGAGTTGATGGAACGCGGCAAGAAATGGCTGCAAGAAATCCTCGACGACTGGCGCGAGAACGACGTGCCGAAACTGGAGAAGGAAGACTAGCACCGTCGGCAGCACCGGTGGGATCCACGGTGCTGCAGGAGCGTTACGCTTCAGCCCGCGATCGGCGGGCAAAGCGTAACGATTGAAAGGACACTGGCATGAGGCATCTCAGCGTGGTTCACAAGGCCAAGATCGGCAAGGCCGTCCGCAAGCTCACCGATGAGCAGGTCCGCGAAGCGCGGCGGCTGCTCGAAGAATACCCTGCCCGGGAAGTGGCTCTGAAATTCCGCGTGCACCCGGCCACGCTTTACGGCATCAAATCCGGACGCCGCTATGGGCACGTGCCGGATCAGCCCCCAACTGAGGAACCGACATGAACGCCCCATTGATCGAACGCCGCATCTTGAACCTGGCCGCCTGCCCCATCGCCCTCGAAAAGCGCACGAGCGCCGACGGCAAGGAGAAGCAAGTTTTCACCGGCTACGCCGCCGTCTTCTTCGACGCCGGCGATCCCGGCACGGAGTATCCCCTCTATCCCGGCATGCGCGAGCGCGTCATGCCGACGTGCTTCGATCGGGCCATCCGCGAGGGGCAGGACATTCGCGGCCTCTTGAACCACGAGCCCGACAACCTGCTGGGCCGCTGCTCGTCGGGAACCATGCGCGTGAGCGTGGACAAGCGCGGCCTGCGCTATGAGATCGACTACGATCCGGACGATGCCGATCATCAGCGCGTCATGGCCAAGATGAAGCGCGGCGACTTGACCGGTTCGAGCTTCAGTTTTCGCGTCGCTCCCAATGGCCAGAAGTTCTCCCCGGGCGGACCTGACGCCGACGATATCCGCGAGCTGCATGACGTCGATGTCCTCGACGTCGGCCCCGTCACGTTCCCGGCCTACAGCTCGACGACGTCGGGGACCCGGGCCGCCGGCGAGGAAGCCGAACTGCGGTCGCTCTGCCAGGACGCCCAGGCCCTGCAGCGCGGCGCCGTCAAGTATGCCGAGGGACCGGCGATCCGCGAGGACAAGTGGGACCAGGACGCGGCCCTGGAACGCGTGCAGCGCTGGGCCCACGAAGGCGACCGCATGAACTTCCAGAAATACTCCCGCGCCTTCGGCCATCACGACGGCAGCGCCACGGAGGCCGGCTTCCGGCTGCTGCATCACGACGTGCGCGACGGCAAGCTCCACGTCCATGAAGGCGCCGTCGCCCGCTGCTTGCGCCTGCTCGATTCGGAAGGGGGCGGCGGAGTCCCCGAGGCCGATCGCGCGGCGTGCCGCTCTCATCTCGAACGTCACCAGTCGGCCTGGCAAGACGACGAGGAAGACGAGGACCTGGAGGGCGAGGGCGAGGGCGACGCCGATCGGGACGAAGAGGACGGCGACGACGAACGCAAGCGCACGCTCGAACAGAAGCGCATGCGCCTCCGCCTGGCCGACGCCGAGGCGTGAGGTATTTTCCAGGCCGCCGAGAAAAATTCGCATCGCGATTTGACCGGCGGCCAAAACTCGCGTACGGTTTCCCCAGAACCAACTCGGCCCTGCTCGCTGCTCTCGTCTAATCGTGGCGGCGAACACGGGCTCCGCAGGACACCTCGACTGTCTAATCGGCGAGATCCTGTCAGCGATCGGTCCAAACGACCTGTCGCCGGCGGACTCGCCGGAGTCATTTTCCGGCAGCTTTCCACGGCGACGCATTCCGGGGAAAGCCCATGCCCGTCACCGCCAAAGAACTTCGTGAAAAACGAGCCGCCCTCGCCAAGCAAGCGCGCGGCATTCTCGATAAGGCCGAGGCCGAAAAACGGGACCTGACCGCCGAAGAGCGCCAGGCCTGGGACCGCATCATGGGCGGCAACGATCCGCAAGGCAATCGCGTCGTCGGCGAGGAAGAGCGGCTCAAGAGCCAGATCGACACGCTCGAACGCCAGGAGCGTTTCGAAGACGAGATGAAAAACCCGATCGGCGGCAACCGCGGAAACGGCGGGCCCGGCCGGGAAGACGGCCCCGCCGGCGGCCAGCAAGGGGTCACCGAGGAGCAACGGGCCCTGGCGATGCAGGCCTGGGTCCTCAACGGCCGCGGCCAGGAGCTGCGCGATGAACATCGCGAGGCCTGCCGCGCAACCGGCATCAACTATCGCTCGAACGAGCTGGTGCTCAATCTGCGGCGCGACAATTACGCCCGCATGCGCTACACCTATACCGGCCTCGAACAGCGGGCCGGTTCGGCGTTGCCCCAGGCCACGGCCCTGATCGCCTCCGGCGGCGCCCTGGTTCCCGAAGGGTTCATCAACAACGTCGAGATCGCCTTGCTGCAGTACGGCGGCATCCGCAACGTCGCCGACGTCATGCGCACCGAGAGCGGCAATGATCTCCCCTGGCCGACCGTGAACGACACGGCCGTCAAGGGCCGGCGTCTGGCCGAAAACGCCCAGATCAACACCAAGGACATCACGTTCGGCGTGTGCACCTTCCGCGCCTACCTCTACACGTCGGACATCGTCCTTGTTCCGGTTTCGCTGATTCAGGACGCGGCCATCAACCTGTCAAACCTCGTCGGCTCGCTGTGCGGCGAACGCATCGGCCGCATCCAGTCCGACGAGTTCACCACGCACACCGGCAACGCCGGCCCGATGGGCATCGTCCCGGCCGCCACCTCCGGGGTCAGCGCAGCCGTCGCCACGGCGATCGCCGCCGACGATCTCTACTCGCTCAAGCATTCCGTCGATCCGGCGTACCGCAAGGGCGCCCAGTTCATGATGCATGACTCGATCCTGCTCGCCATCAAGAAGCTCAAGGACGGCATGGGCCGCTATCTGTGGCAGGCCAGCCTGGCGGGCGGCTCGCCCGACACGCTCGACGGCGACCCGATCCAGATCAATCAGTCGATGGACTCGACCCTGGCCAGCGGCAAGAAGCCGGTCCTCTATGGCCAGCTCTCGAAATACAAGATCCGCGACGTCGGCGAGATCCGGCTCCGCCGCCTCGTCGAGCGCTACGCGGACCTCGACCAGGAGGCCTTCCTGTGCCTGATGCGCTCGGACGGCAACCTGCTCGACGCCGGCACGCATCCGGTGAAGTACATCGCCAACTAAGCCGGTCCCGACGCCCAGGGGACTGGCAGATATTTCGCTCGCGTTTGTTTGATCGAAAGGGATCTGATGAAGTTTCTGAAATTCAACTCGCCGATCGCCGGCCGCAACTTCGCCATCTCTCCGGGCGACGTTGTCGAATGGCCCGACGATGAAGAGGCCGGGCGGATGATCGATCGGGGCATCGCCGACGAGTTGACGCCCGACGCCGCCGAGGCCGCGGCCCGCGCCGCCGGCCGACCGGTTCGGCACAGGCCGGTGGAAACGGCCACGGCCCGCAAGGCGCCGGAGAAGGCCGTCGCCCGCTAGCCGCCGCTCGAGCACCACTCGAATCGGCGAGGTACGATCGCACTCGAACTCCCAAAGGGGATTGCCCATGTTTCTGAACTTCCTCAAGCATGTGAAAGTCGTCCGCTGCATGAACGCCGTTGCTGCCGGCAACGGGGATACGCAGACCTCCAGCACGTTCGCGATGGACGGCTTCGACTCGGTCTGCGTCGTCGCCGAGCTGGGGCCCGTCGTCGATGCCGCCGTCGCCACTCTGCGCGTGCAGGACGGCTCTCTCTCGAACGGCTCCGACGCGGCCAACATCTCGGGCGCCTCCGCGGCCCTCACTGGGGCCACGTCGAGCAACACGAACCTGGTCGTCGATGTGCAGCGGCCGCAGACCGAGTACATCACGGTCACTCTCCAGCGGGCGACCCAGAACATCACGATCAACGGCATCACCGCGTACCTCTACAACGCGAAGAATGTGCCGGTGACTCAGCCGGCCAGCGTTTCCGCCTCCGCGATTGTGCTGGCGAACTCGTAATCGGAAATCAACTCCGCCCGCGGCGGATTCTCGATAGGCCTCGAATGCAGGAGTATCGCTCATGGCAACGACCGAAGCCGGACATGCCTCCAACCGATCGTATTTCGATCGGGACGGCATTCTGCATCTCAATGGCGCATCGATCGCGCTGGATGAATCCGGGACGTCCCTGAGCCCAACGGAAGCCAGCTACCTGGAAGGCATCACTCCGGGAACCGTGGCGGCAAGCAAGGCAGTCATCGCCGACGCCAATGGCGCCGTCGATACGCTTACGATCCTGACGGCCCTGGTCATGAGCGGCAAGCTGCGATTCAAGACGTCGGCTGTCGCCGCCGCCGGCTCCGGCCAGGCCAACGGCGGATCGCTCAATACCGGCTTCAATCAGGTCACCGGGGCCGACAACACGACCTGCGTCGTCTTGCCGGCGCCGGCCGCCGGCGAGTTTGTCGCCGTCAAGAATACAGTCAGCGGGAAGAATCTCCCGGTCTACCCGAGCGCGAACGTGGCCATTGATGCCAGCAGTGTCAACGCCGCGGTGAACCAGGCGAGCTTGGAGATCGCGATCTACATCGCCCACAACACAACGCAGTGGTACAAGCTGAAGGGCGCGTGATGTTCATTCAGCGCGTCGCCGTGTCCCTGACGACGGACGCCGGCGGCAACAACACGAGCTACTCGGACAATCTCACCGGGCGTCTGACCGGTGTCGTTGTTTCGATCCCGAACTCGGGCGGCATCGCCAACACGGCGAACTTCGCCATCACGGCGGAGGCGACGGCCGAGCCGGTCGTGACCCTGACCAACGTCGCGACGTCGGCGCCCTACTACCCGCGCGTCCAGGTGCATGACAACGTGGGCGCCGGCAAGACTTACGACGGCACGCGCAAGGTAGCCGAGCCGGTTTCGCTCGCCAACGATCGGGTCAAGATCGTCCTCACCGGCGGAGGAAACACCAAGTCGGTGATCGTGATGTTGATCGTGGAATAGGAGCGAACGGTGTGGCAGTCGCGACCAAAGTTTTGTTGCAGCCGGCCGGCGAGCCTCTGACGCTCGCCGAGGCCAAGCTGGCTTGCCGCATCGACGCGGACATCACGGCCGAGGATGACACCCTCGCAAATCTGATCACGACCGCTCGCTCTTACATCGAAGACACGCAAGGCAAGTGCCTGATCTCACAGACGATCCTCGTCAGCATGGATCGCTTCCCGAGGGCGGGACAGATCGGCTACTTGGAAAACGGCTTCATCGGCAGCGATCGCGGAGGCATCGGCAACCGGATCGGCATCACGGAACTGAGCGCCAACTGGATCGATCGAGCCACCATCCGCTTGCCGCGCAACCCCGTGCAGGCTGTGCTGGCCGTGCAATACACGGACCAGGACAACACGCTGCAAACGCTCGATGCGAGCCTGTACCGCGTGGATTACATGAGCGACCCGGCCCGGTTGATGCCGACCTTCGGCAACTACTGGCCGCTCATCATCCAGCAGACGCAGGCCCTCAAGGTCCGCATGGTAGCCGGCTACGGGCCTTCGACCTCGATCGCCGCGGCGATCACGACGACGGGCTCCCAGGCAGTGACTCCGGGAAGCATGGTCGGGATCTACGCGCAGGACCTGACGACTGATCCGGTTAACCCCGGTACTGTCCTGGCGATCGACACGGGGAAGAATCGCGAGCTGGTCAACGTGACGGCAGTCACGGGAGCGACCTTCACCGCGACCTTCAACAAGACACACGCGGCCGGCTGCATCGTCCAGGGCGGCATTCCCGAGACGATCCGCGGTCGCATGAAAATGCTCGTCGCCCATTGGTTTCGCAACCGGGAAGCTGTTACTCCCGGCAACTATGGAACGATGCCGCTTGGCGCTGACGCTCTCGGCGCTGCGGCGTGGAACGGAGAGTTGACCTGATGCGTTTTGCCCTCGTGATGCCGCGCTACAACGAGCAATGTACGTTTGAAGCGGCGACTGCTTTTTACCATCCACTCAAGGCCGGATCGCCGAATCGAGTCGTAACGCCGATTAGCCCGGCGTCCTCGCTGCTCGCCTGCTGTTTCAACATGGGCTGGACTCATGCCCTGGACCGATTTGAAGCCGGCGACATCGACGCCTTCGCCATGATCCATTCCGATCAAGCGCCCGAGCCAGGCTGGCTCGACATCCTGCATGACGAACTGATCGCCAGCGGCGCCGACATAATGAGCGCCGTCTGCCCGATCAAGGACGATCGCGGCCTGACCTCGACGGCCGTCGATGACTCCGGCTGCACCTGGCGGCCGCGGCGTCTGACCATGCACGAAATCCTGATGCTCCCAACGACGTTCACCGATGCCGACGTCGGCGGCGAGCTGCTGCTCAACACCGGCCTTTGGATTTGCAAGCTGGGTCCGTGGGCTCTGGAAAAGAATCCGGACGGCTCGCTCAAGCATTGCTTCCGGATCACGGACATGTGCCGCAAGGAAGGCGATCGCCACGTTGCCCGCGTCCAGCCGGAGGATTGGGACTTCTCCCGCCAGCTCCGCCGCGCCGGCCTGAAGCTGGGGGCGACCCGGGCCGTGCAGCTCAATCACTGGGGCGCGACGCGCTATCCCAACTTCGAGAAGTGGGGCTGGGAAGAGGACCTGCAAAACGGGCCGAATGCATCCTGGCGCAAGCCGGCGGATCCCGCCCCGGCGGAACCGGCGGCGCCAGCTGCTGAGCCGGAATTGGTTGGGACGTGAGAAGCGATCGATTCAACATCGACGCCGGCGACCTCGACAAGCGCGTCGATATCGAGCAATCCGCCATCGGGGCCGCGGACAGCCGCGGCCATCCGGCGATTACCTGGAGCGTCCTGGTCGCCGACGCGGCCTGCAAGATCGAGACGCCGAACGCCGGCAAGATCGAGAAAGTTCGCCAGCTTGTGCCGACGGCGACGCATGTCGTCGAGATGCGTTTTCGGAGGCTCAGCGAAGAGCGCCATCGCCTGGCCCTTTACTCCGTGGCGGCGGCCCTCAACGGCGGGATCAACAACTCGACGAACACGGTTGTCGTCGATTCGGCTGCGCTGATCACCAAGGGCGCGGTCTTGAAAGTGGACTCGGAGCTGATGCAGGTGACCGCGATCGCCAGCTTGAGCCTGACGGTTTCACGGGGATATGGCGGCTCGACGGCGGCGGCCCATGCGACGGGAGTCAACGTCCTGCGCAAGCGCGTGCTGAACATCGGCCATCAGGAAGACGTGGGCGAGCAGCACGTGAAAGTCATCCTGACCTGCACGGAGCTGAAGGGAGCTACGGCGTGATATGGCCAGCATCGTGATGACGGGCGACGTCGAGCTGCAGCGGATGACCCGGGACCTGATGTCGCAGGGAAAGCATGGCAAGAAGATTTTCCGCAAGGGCCTGCGTGCGGGCGCGAAGATCGTCGCCAAGGATACCAAGGCGACTTTCCCGCGCAAGAGCGGCCGGGCCGCGGCCAGCGTCAAGGTCAAGGCCATGAAGCGCAGCCGGACGCGCGTAGGGTTTCGCGTGTCCGTGTTCGCGACGGCGAATTCGGGACGGTGGAAGGAAGCGCCCTACCCGATGTTCCTGGAGCGCGGGACCAAGAAGCACGTGCGCGGCAAGCGAGTCCGGAAGAGCTATGGCAAGGGCGGCGTTGTGAAGGACTCGACCAAGTATGACGCGGCGCCGACGCACGTCGCGGCCCAGCACAACGTCGAAAAGAGCCTGGCTCGCAGCGGCCCGCAGGCCCAGCAGACGATCCTGAAGACCTGCGCCGCCGAGCTGGAGAAGTTATCGATCAAGGGTTGAAGCGATGATCGACGAAGATTTCCGCCACAAGCTGGCCGCCTTGCTGCCAAGCGTTACGGCCATCGAGAAAGGCGTGGTGAGCAGCGGCCAGCCGCCAACGCGGGTTTACTTCCAGCGGCAGACGGAGAACCAGGACCTGTTTCAGAACGGCTCGGCGTGCAACAAGACCACGGTCTTCGACGTCGAGGTCGCCGCGCTCAACGACGACGCCACGACGCAGAGCATGGCAGACACGCTCAAGAACGCCCTCAACGGATTCCAGGGAGCATTCGGATCGGCAAACAATAGTTGGGCGCTCGGAATGTTCGTGTCCGATCACACGGACGAATACGAGCCGCGCCTGCTCGACGCTGACGAAGGTTACACCATCGCGACCTTCCAGGTTGAAGTCATCACATAAGAAGGGGAACGCCCATGGCACTCGCTCGACGAATCGGTCTCGGCATCACGATCGGCATCGATCGTACCGGCAGCAACAACTTCACCACCCTCGGCTATCTCGTCGGCGGCCTGAAGCGCGGCACCGGCAAGGCCCAGGTCATTGAATGCCCGATCGCCACTGACACCTACATCCCGAAGGGAAAGGGGCAGATCACGCCGGGACAAACCAAATTCAAGATCTACTACGATCCCAGCGACTCCTCGAACACCAACAACAGCCGGCTGCTCGCAGCGGCCCTGGCCGACACTGGCCCTCCCGGGACGGAAGCCAACTTCAAAGTCACCTACCCGGCCGTCGGCGCGGTGAACGCGCTGTCGGAGACCTTCAAGGGCTGGGTCACCGATCTCGGTGACCTCGACCTGGACGTCAAGAGCCCCACCGTCGCGGACGTCACCGTGGACATCTCCGGCGATCCGGGCCTGCAAACCTAATTCGGCGGCATCGTCGCCGCCGAACGGTGGAGTACTCGCTCGCAATCTGAACCGCAGAGGATCGAATGTCTCAGCATCAGCTCTATCAGAAAGGCTCCTCGCCCAACAAGGCGAAGCTCAAGCGCGAGCAGTTTTTCCTTGGACCCGAACACGGTCCGGGCGTTTGCGTTTACGTGCGCGGCCTGACGCGCGTCGAGGTCGATCAGCACATGGCGCAGATCGAGGACCTCAAGGACAAGAACAAGAGCGAGTCCGAACGCAAGCTGGCCGGCTACTTCCTGATGGCCTGCTGTCTGGTCGATTCGGAAGGCGCCAAGATGTTCGACGATGCCGAGGACGTGGAAAGGAACTTCGATGTTTCGGCCAGCGACTTTGTCAAGATCATGGACGTGATCAATCGGCTCAGCGGGCTCGACAAGGATCGCTCAAAAAACTAACCGCGGCAGAGGCGATTATGTTCCACCTCTGCCTTGCCCTGGGTCGATTGCATCCGGACCATCTGCGCGAGGAGCTGACGGCAGGCCAGCTCGAAGACTGGTATCAGTACTTCCGCCAATTCAACCCGAGCCCCGCCCGGCTTGACATCGTTTTCGCCAAGCTCTGTGCGGACTTCAACAACGTGCACCTCAAGGAAGGCGAGCCGGAACTCCACCCAATCGACCTTCTGCCCTGGATGGACCCGTTCGAAGGCGATGACGAGAACTTGACGGTCGAAGACGTGCTGCGCGAATGCGGACTGAGATAAGTAGCCCATGGCCATCATCGGCGTCCTTAACACTCTGATTCAGGCCGACACTTCAGCTTTCGACAAGGGAATGAAAAAAGTCAGCGGCGGCGTTTCGGACCTGAGTGAGAACGTGCGCGCCCACTCGACCGGCATCTCCGAAAGCCTGAACGCCATGGGCCAGCTCAGCGGCCTTGGCGGCGGCATCAGCGGCGCGATCGGCAAGGTGACCACGTTCGCCAATCAGGTCAAGACGATCGTCGCCGGCACGTCGGCCGTTTTCAATTCGCTTGCCTTCAAAATCGTAGAACCATTCACCAGCGTCGGCTCGATGCTCGGCGGCGTTGCCCTGAACATTGGCAAGGTGCTTGCTACCGGCATCATCATCGGCCTGGCGTCGATTGTCACGACGGCGATCCCGGAGGTGCTCGGCTTCTTTGTGTCCGCGGGAGTCGGCGCCGTCACCGCGCTGGTGCGCGGCTGGATGGCGCTTGTGGGACCCTTCTTCAGCTTCGCCTTCAACCTCATCAGCACTCTGGCGGGGATGCTGACCAACACGATTTCGAGCGCGTTCAATGCCGTCGTCAACGGCATGTTCGGAGCGGCGGCGAATGCCACCACGTTTGTCGGAGGCTTGCTGGCTAACATTCCGACCGGGGGACTCCTGATCGTCATTGGCCTGATCACGACCATCGTCACCGCCATTGGCGCCGTCGCCGCCGCGGTCCTAGGCCTGGGAGTCCTCTCCGTCATTCCGGCGGCATTCACGACGGCGTTTGCCGGGCTGGGAGCAACCCTTCTCTTCATGCTTCCAGCGCTCGCTGAAGTCGGCGTTGGCGTGGCCGCTTTGATCGCCACGCTGAGCGCTGGCGTCGCCACGATCGGGCTGGTGACCGGCGGCTTGCTCGCCGCCGCGGCCGCGGCCGTCGGCTTCACGGTCAAGCTGTGGAGCATGGCGAGCGCCGGGGCCAAGGCAATCGAGACCATCTATGACCTGGCCAACAACCTCGATCTCGCCAGCTCGGCCCTGGTCGCCTTCAGCATGGCGCCGGGTGTCAACGGGATCGAAGGCATCGGCAATTCCATGTTCCGGCTGCAATCGTCCCTGGAAAACATCAGCCCTGCCGCACGAGATGCACTGCGCAGCATGCAGGTCGACTTGAACGACCTGAGCGGCGCCAGCGGCGCCGAGCAGATCCGCATGCTGGCCGATGGCTACCTGCGGCTCGAGGGCCAGGCGGCCCGGGCCGGCGCCGCCAGGGCGATCTTCGGACGCGGCGGCATGGGCATGATGGACATACTCGAGCAGGGAGCGGAAGGACTGGATCGGCTGACCGAGCGGGCCGAACGATTCGGACTCATGTTCACCGAGAGCCAGGCCGGGGCGATCCGGCGAGCCAACTTCGAGTGGCGGGGATTTAGCCAGGCCATGGAGGGAATCGAACGTCAGTCGGCGATCATGTTCGCGCCGCTGTGGGAGTGGCTCGGCAAGATCGGCGGCCAGATCGGTGAGTATGTCGTCGGCCAGTTCAAGACCTTCACCGAATTCGTGAAGGTTGCAACCCCCGATATCCAGCGCGTGTTTACCAGGCTCTGGGATTCGATTCAGGAAGGCGTTTCTGCATTGTCGCAGATGTTCCAGGACGCTACCGCTGAATGGGGCCTGTCCTTCAACAGCATGGCCGACGTCGGCCTGGTCGCTCTGGCGGCCGTCGTCGTCGCTTTCGAGGAGATCGATACGACGTGGGACCTCGTCAAAACGAGCCTGCAAATCGGCTGGTTGACGTTCCTGAATTTCTTGAAGACTCCGCTCATCTCGGCCGTCGCCGGCATCCTGGGTGTCTGGGACAGCCTCCCCATGGCCTGGCAAGTGCTGACCGGCACAATCAAGAGAGCGTTCCTCGTGCTCCTGCGCGACACCCTCCGGGAGACAGCAATCTGGGCTAACTCGATCTTGATATACACCGACCCACGCAGGCTGGCTGACGCCGCACGCAATGCCCTGGCGAACGGCGAGAGCGTGCACGCGTATCTTGCTCACCGTTCCAGGCGGGAAGTTGAAGCAGCGGCCGGCGGCCTGCTTGGCGATTTGAATCGCATGGTATCCAACTTGGACAACCTTGGGGAAGTCGGCTCCCGGCAGATAGCTGCCAACATTCGTGCCAGACAAGCAGAACTGAGCGGTGAGATGTCCGAACAGCTTCGAGGCGTTGCTCAGCACATGCCCGACATGATCGCCCTCGCTTTGAATTCGGCCGCTGAAGCGATCGGACCAGGCTGGCTTAGCGGCATCGATGAGCAACTGGAAGAACTTACGGACCACTGGGAGACGGCCATGGGATTCATGGGCATGAATGTCCAGGGCATGGCCGATCGCTGGCGAGCTGCTCTGCGCTCGGTGAGTAATGAAGCACAGCAGACAGCCAACACCGCCGCACGTCAGTCGATCACCATGACGCGGGCGGTCACCGGTCATGAGGCGGCCCTGGAAGGCGGCGAGAAAGCCTTCTCGTTGCTGTTCGGTTCGAGCAGCAATCAAAACTTCTACCAGAAAGCGACGATGGAAGCCGTCCGCCGCGGCAACGTGGATCTCGGCGCCATCCGCCGCGCCTTTGAACAGGCCCCGCCCATCCGCCGGGCCCGCATTTGAGGTCGCCCCATGGCCGTCGTCGGACAAGCAGCGTTCACGGGGAAAGTCACCGGCTCTTTCGAGCTGGGCAAGTACGTCGTTCGCGCCTATTACCGCGTCATCGTCAACTCGCGCGCCGATGGTCCGATCACCGTGGCCAGTGCGCCCGGCCTCCCCGCGCTCTATTCCTCGTACGAACTCGGCAACGAATCGAACGATGAAATGCTCCTGCGGCGGTTCGAGTGCGATCGCCAGGGCGACGTCGCGACGATGACCTGGGAAGTCGTTGCAGTCTATGAGACGCCGCCAACCAAGGAAGAGAAGAGCACCGGCAACACGGGCGGAGGAACGGGGCGTGAGAAGGCCGGAGAGTTTCTCAATCCATTGCTGGAGATGCCGCTCGTCAAGTGGCATTCCACCAACCGCGAATCACTCATCACTCAAATTTACGACAACACGACCGGGATCTTCAAGCCGTGCACGTCGAGCAATGGCGAGGTGTATGATCCGCCGCCGAAGTTCATCGACGGCTATGACCAGCTCGAAATCACCCGCAATGAATCGATCAGCTATCCGCAGCCGCAGACGGCGATCCTGTACAAGAACGCCGTCAACACCGATCGCTTTTGGGGACAGGCGCCAGGCATTTGGCGATGCGACAAGATTTCTCCCGAGCGCCAAGAGCGACAGATCCCGAGCGGCGGCCGCTTCCCGTTTCTGCGCACGACCTACATCTTCGAAGCGAATCCTGCCGGCTGGGATCTTTCGTTGATGGACTACGGCACGTTCTATCTCGAAGAAGACCCGCGCAATGCCAATCCGCTAGCGCTCGGATCGTTTCCGGTGCAAAAACGCCGGTTCATGACGGAGGACAATCATCCGACCAGCGGCGCCCTGAACGGCCGCGGCGGGCCGCTGGCCCAGAAGATCGAAGTGCAAATCGTCGATTCGGCGTCGAGCGTGTTCACGATTGCCGCAACGACACCTTCGATCAAGTTTCAAAGCGGCGACCTGGTCCAACTCTCCAACACCGGCGGCCGCCTCAACAGCGTGAAGGCGATCGGAGGCCGGACGGTGCAAAACCCTGCCCCGAACTATCCGATGGGCCTGACGCAAGGCGGCGTCTATTACGTCACCAACCCCGGAGATACCGCGAGCGGCGGACAGGAATTCGACCTCTCCCCGGTCAAGCCAACCGCGGCCAACTCGAGCGGCCAGAAACTCCGCGTCAACGACGACGGCACGGGCACGCACTACATCAGCCAGCCCGGCGTCTTCTTCACCATCCGACCCTACAAGCGTCTTCCCTTCGCCCGGCTCGCGTTGCCGCAAGGGTTCGCTCAAGTGCAATGAGGTTACCCATGGCAGATGAAATCCAGATCGGCGTCAACCTGACCGTGCTCAACCCGAGCGACGGCAGCGGCTTTGCTGATCCCCTGAATTTTCAGACGTCGCTCACCCAGAACGACACCGGGTTCCACGCCGACATCATCGAGGTCCCGATCGCGGCGGCATCGACGGTCATTCAAAAATCCACGCAGAAGCCCTCCGTCATCGCGGCGACGACAGCGGCCCTGCCGGCCTGCACCTACGCCAATGGCGCCTCCGGCGTCGGGGCCACTCTCACCGGAAATGCCAACGGCGCCCTGGCCGCGCAGGACGGTATTACGCTCGCCGTCAATCAGCTTCTTCTCGTGAAGGACCAGGCAGCCGGATTGCAAAACGGCATCTATGTCCTGACGCAGCTCGGGGACGGCAGCAACCCGTTTATCCTCACACGCATCACGCAAATGGACACGACCGGGGAATTCGTCGGCACGTTCACCAGCGTAATCAGCGGCACGGTCAACGGAGGCACGAACTGGAACTGCACCAACGCCAGCGCGCCCACTGTCGGCACCACGGCCATCACATTCGCAAAATCCGCTTCCGGAACGTCGCTGAATCTCGGCAACATCACGACGCCCGGATTCATGTACATGCAGAATCTCGATACCGCGAACTCCGCGCATTGGGGGCCGGCGGTAAGCGGCATCATGATTCCCATGGGCACAATCGGCGCCGGCGAGCCGGCCGGGCCGATTCGAATCTATCCCGGCGTTGACATCCGCATGCTCGGGGACAATTCGGACGCCAACACGGTGTCTGTGGCGATCCTCTACAAGCTGCACAGCGACTGATGTCGGACGAAGCTCTATACGGCCTTGATGCCGAGACGGTCGATTGGCTGCACCAGCTCAGGGACACTACGCGCGGCGTGCGTATGCGCCAGGGCGAGACCCAGCGCCAGCCGGCGCCAGGGTTCCATCAAGTAGAAAAGTACCTCGCCCTGACGACGTCGGCGATCTCCGCGGCGACTGTCGCCGACACAACGCTTGCCACCCTTGCCAGCGATATCAACAGCTCTGCGCAGTCGCTCACTGTGTCATCGACGGCCAGCATGCCGACCGGCAGGATGTTCGTGTTGTCGATCGGATTCGAGAAGATCCTGGTGACCGCGATCGTGAGCTCGACGGTCATCAACGCGGTCCGAGGCTACGATTCCACGACGGCCGCTGGCCATTCGAATGGAGCCGCCTTGTCGAACCGCCAGACAACGCTCGGCTCCGGCTCCGTCCTGCTCAGTCGCGCATTAAGGATTCCCTCAAGCGCATACATCACCGATGAAACGCACTATCAGCGGATGACAGCGTACAATCCCGGCGGCGAATCCATCGCGGCAGGGATTTACGTGAGCCTGTCGAGGGAGCCCCATTCCGGCCTGTTGCTCGCCGAGAACGCGTGGACACCAGCCCTACCGGCAGGAACAGGCAGCGGGTCGCTTCAATGTGGTTGTCCGTGCACCTCAGCACCAGGGCCTTATTGCTTCACGCTGGCTGGCTTGACCGATGGCAACGTGCAGTTCCCGGGCGTTTGCGAGAGCCTGAATCGAGACTGGACACTATCAGGAGGTGGCTGTTCTTTCAGCGAAACGATCGACACGGGATGCGTGGACAACAATCTCGTACGAGCGACGATGATCTTCCAGGGTGGATCAGTATGCAGATGGGTGCTTGAGTTCTACTCCGTCAACTATGGCAATCTCATTGCGCGATACGCGGTCTCCGTGGCCGCTTCCCTTGCCTGGGACTGCCTCACCGATCTCGTTTTTGACCTGGTAAGCGTCAACACCAATTCCGGCGATTACTGCTACTTCTGCGCTGGC